TCATTTCCCTTTTTTATAGCATCCACAAAATCCACATTTTTGAGAATTTCTTTCATACGTGCGTAATGCCCCCAGAAAATCTTTGTAGTGTATCAGTTCCAAATAACCGTTATTTGGAATAGCCATTGAACTATTAAATGAGATTCATTATCCAAATATTATTTTTGAGTCTTATTTCATTTTTTGTAATAGAGGACAATTCCGTATCTGATTTCCTTAAAATAAGGGATAATCATTGCCCCGAGAAGCCTATGTGTTTTCTGAGCAATGGATATCTTTATCTTGAGCGCCTATCATTATTTGTCTTTTGCAAAAGCTCAAAAACTAATTGTGTATCAACTACTATTTTTCTTCCTTCTTGAATAATGGCCTTATCTATTTTACCACTCAGTTTGAGATTCTTTGCGGCGCAAATAGAACAGTTTAATAGAGAAGCGAGTCCCTTATACCCATATACATACTTTTTCTCTTCAATTACTTGGGTCTTTGGAGCCAAACTTTCGATCAGTGTTTTTAGTTCACCTACGGTCAAATCAATCAGGCGAGTGTCGTCAGAAAATCGTCTTTCTATTCCTGTCATATAGTATTATTTATTAAGTTAAAAATCAATTTCTAGCAATTATTTCTCTTTTACCTTGTCTAATTGAAGTATAGTAAATTCTGCAAAGAAATAAATTCAAGATTGGTATATTCAAGAAGAGTAAAAGTTAGTATAATGATAAATAATACTACCAAATATTCACAGTCTACTGCTGTTTGGATTTCATAGGTTCATCAATGGGTCTTTTATTTAAAATACATACCGGGCAGATTCTAAGAGAATCGAATTTCTTATCAAGTGCCTCCATAATATTACTTTCTGTAAGTTTTCTTTTATGAGTGCCATGTGATGTATAAGTACAAAATTGATTGCCAAATAGTCTAACTTCAACGGGTGTTGCTAAATGGGGGTATTGATAGTCACCATTATTGCCGAAATACGCAATAATAATTTTGCCTTCAATCAACGCTTGGCAAGCATCTTTCTTGTTTATCATGGGATAAAGTTTTTTTAATTTGTTTTTAGTGGATAGAAAAAATTATAGGCTAAATCTTTTTAATTGTTTAGTAGTAACCAATGGGGATGATTTCAAAGCTCCAATAATGAGTTCTAAATCTTCATTTGTTAATTTCCCGCATCTTCCTTCTCCTTCATATCTGCCTATAAAGTTATCAGCTGTAATTTCTTTGAGTTCAGCACAGCAGACAAAACTATTCTTCCTTAGGAAAGGATAGTCGCTGATATTTATTGGATAGTGCAGATCCTGTAGTTCTTTCGAAATATTGGTATTGATATTGCTATTAATAACAACAAAACCGATAAGAGCATTATTTGCTGTTTGTCCTACGACAATGAAATATTTGTCACGGTCGTTATCGCCTTTATTTTTGGGAATTATTCCTTCTTTTGGGGTTAATCTCATTTTAAAGACATCTCCCTTATTTATATTAGGTAAAACAAGTTGCGATTTTTCTTTATTGGATAAAATATCAGCAATAGATGCTCCCATGTCTTAAAAAGCAAGTTTGTTAATTTCTTCGTTTTCTTTGATATATTCTATCATGCTTTCATTTGCTCCACCTGCTTTTGCCATTAGAATTGCATCCATAGGATGTGCTTTTTGTTTTTCCCATGCATTTCTCCATGCCTCATCGTGAGATTTTGTAGACAGAGTATCTATATCAACATTTTTATTTTCTTTTATAGAAGCATCAAGGCAGTCAATATCTGATTGCGATAATTCTTCCATATCTGGTAATTCTTTTGTACTCAGTATAAAATAATATGCGGAATCTGGAGATTCAATGGAATTTGAAATAATTGATAACGGTGAATTATTAACGGCAGTAGCTTGTTTGGTCGCTACCTTTATCGCATCAAATAAAACAGAGGGGACAGGTCCTTTAGGTAGTGCACAGAAAGTATCTTGAATGATTCTTCTGCCATATTTAGCATAATGAGCTCTGTCCGCAAAATATAGTATTTTGAATAAATGAAAATAGTCTATTTCGTCACATTTGTTTATGACGTATAGTACCACAGCTTTTAATTTAAGCATTTCATCTATCGTTAATTCCTTTATTTTCATTCCTTTGCTTTTTTTCTGATGCAAATATAGCATGTTTTTATTGTTTTCTTTATCTCATTTTATCTTATTTCGCTTTTTTATAGTCGTTTTTACTTGAAACATGCCGTAAAACATAAAAGCAATAGTACTATAATGTGGGGGAAGCTCACGTTATTCTATACTGCTTTGCTCGTTTAATGCTCGTTTTCGCATCTTGTTTGCGTCTAAGCGATTTTCTAACACCGGAAAAGGGACTATCATCAGAAGAGAGAAAGCCCTAAAATCGCAACTCCTGAAAGGAATACGAGTGAATAAGAAATACTGCCTCATCTCACGACGAAACAGCATAAGCGTACAAATACAAAATATTAATGAATCTATTTAGTTTTCATCGACTTAAAAGAATACGAATACAAAGATATAAGAAAGCATTGATTGTACAAAGTAGAACGACTATCATACAACAATACGAAAACCTTTTGTGTAACGTTCTCCTTGCATTGCGTTGACAGCCGTCCCTATTTCCATAGGTTGCAAAGATATATATTTTTTATCAAAACGAATCCGGCTCTTCTATCAATTCCACAAGCCTTTGGAAAGTATCGCTATACCAAACAGGTAGTAACGTGTCCGGATAATCAGTGCGTATACTATTCACTCCGTACTTTAATCCTTTTAAGGATATTGCTTTATATGGTTCCCCGTTTCTGTATAGAATCTCCATGAAGCCTTTTTCTATAAGTAACTGGTTGAATTGTGCTGCCGTGTACTTTTTCCCGTGTATCTTTAACAGGTCCGTCAAAGTGTATGCTTTGCGTACTATCTTACATTTATCTTTCTCTTTTGCAGGGGATGGGGTAAGCTTCTCAATACATGGGCGTTTTTCTGCCGGTATGTTCTCTGTAGAAACGGGTATATCAACCATTGGCAAACCTTTTTCTTCCGCTATCTTCTTCATTAGTTCCAGCGTTGAGGCTTTATCCGCTCCGCCTAACCTTTGCAAAGCGCCTACCCATTCGATAAGTTCATGTACCGTATGACTTGCTCCGGAATCTGTCGGATCAGGTAGGGTATTACTTTCCTTTGCCCTATCTTCTCTTTCTAGTTCATCCCAACGAAGGATTAACTTTGCACGGGCTTCGTCATTGAACTTGGTAGCGATGTACATACATTCCCGGTAGTCTAGTAGATACATAGGTTTTTGTCTATTCAATTGGTCGGTGTAAGAGATCAGCCCAAAACTGGACCCAACTACTTTCACCCATGCCGGCTCCATTGCTCGGATAGACCGTAATACATGGCGGTGTAGTTTTCCGGTCATTTCCGCAATCTCCACGGAGGACATAGTTCTTTTGTGCACACTCGGCTCATTTTTGAGTTCAGTGCTTGCATTAATGATTCTTGTTTTCATAATCGATTATATTTAAAAGCTATTGTTTTATATTCAGCCGAAACCAAATTTGGATGCGGCTACTTTTCTTTTGTTCCTTTCGCATTGAGCACCGGACATACACAGCCGGCACCGTGACGTTTTCAGATGATAGCTTTTGCCGTTCCGTACTACCGTCCGGTCATAGAAGCGATGAAGGGGAAGAACCTTTCCGCAATGTGTGCATTTCTTCCGCTCTATTCCGTCCACTATAACCCGGTTCTTTGGCTTCCGTTTAACTAGCTGGCACGAAATGCACTCATGTGCGCCATATCTCCGGCAGTAAGCTATAGACCGCTTGCCGCACTTGGCGAAGTGGGTGCAATCAGATCTGGGTGATATTTGATGTATATTCATAATCGGATTCTTTTAAACGTAAGCCCGGCAACCGTATTGTTACCGGGGTGGCTTTGTTGATTGGCGTCAACTAATGTGCCGGACCGAAACCCCTGACACTAACTTATTTTGCTTTCTCTATTCTCATCTTTATTATCCTTGGAGCCGTTGAGTTCTTTATTCTTGTCTCGTTCTCCAACTCCTTAACCCTTTCCTTTAACTGCAAGTATTCATCAGTCAGTAATACAATTCTTTGCAGTAAAATTTCGTATAAGTCCATAGTGATATATTTTTATTAGTGTGATTCGTAAACCATTTCATTTAGTACGGTGTAACCGTCTTTGCCTAGATTAACATTATAACTAGTGCCGGAGTCTATACTAGCTAAGCTGTCAATAACGCAAGTTTGGCAATACATAATGTTAACCGTTACTTTATCGTTGTTCTGTAGAGTCTTCAGCAGTCTTTCGATAAACTGCTCTCCTTGCTCTGTCCGCTCTTTGCTTGCGGGTTCAATCTTCATTTCCATACACTATAATTTCTTGTGCACCCTTTAACCCGTAACAGTAATCATCTATATTCACTCCGGTAAGTCCTAAAAGTGTTTTGTGCTCACCCCAACATTGGTGATCTAGTTCTATGGCTGCTTTCGCTATTGCTAAGACAATGCATCCGGCTTCTCTGTAGTTGTTATCATCCATGAGTGTAGGAATAACTTCAAGTAAACATCTTGCCAATGTTACAGAGCCGTTTATTCCTAAAATCTCCTTGCCGAACTTTGCAAGGTTGTAAACTTGGTCTGCATTCAGACCTTCAAACTTTTCTCCAATTTCTGAAAATTCCATAGCGTTATTATTTTATATTGATTGATTTCTGTTGTTATCGTTAAACATCTCATCCCAGATGCAAAAAGCAAGAAGGATGATACAGATAATTAGTGTTACGTTCATAATTGATTAAATATCAAAGAAGTGTTCTCCCTTCTTCCTAAATATCCTATAGCCAGTGTATAGGCATCCAAATAGTATTATTATCTCCATGTTATTGTATTTATCATATCTTATATGTTCTTTTTTTGGTGCAAATATAACCTTTAAGATATAATCCTACAAATATATTACTATGAAAATGTATCATTAATGATATATTTAACGTTGTTTTATATCTCGCATGCTATTGTTTGCGAAATAAATCTTTACCTTTGCATTATAACTTAAAAGCTATATGTATATGGAATCAAGAATCAAAGAACTATTAAAAGAAAAGGGTATTACTATTAGTGATTTAGCCGATAAAATCGGTACAACCCAAACAAGCCTTAGCCGTGCTTTAGGTGAGAACGGAAACCCAACTTATGAAACATTGAACAAAATATCAAAGGCTTTAAACGTTGACATGTCGGAGCTGTTTAAAAGTAAGGGCATAATTATCACCTGCCCCAATTGCGGTAAAAACATCAATATCAAGGTAGAATAACAGCCTACCGGATTGATTCTAGTAGGGAGTGATGCCATGCGTATTACTCCTTTTTTCATTGTCTCCATCTCGTTATAATTCAATGGTTGTAACCTGTTGGTATATCGTGGAGGCTCTTATTATCTCTAATGGTGTGCCAGTCACTTCTATTGCTGTGTACTCTTCGTATTCGAATACATTATGCTTTAATCCCTCTATCTTTAGCATGGTGGTAATATCCTCTACTTGCTTGCTCTCATGGAGCTTGTAAACCTTTGTTTCTGTCATTGTATATGTTTTATGATGGGGTTGGGGTGAAACCACCCCATCGGGTTAATAATCAATCACCACAATAAGAACCACACCCGTAGCCCATTGTACGGCTAATACGGTTTTGGTACTCATTATAAGAGATGCCCTCTTTGCGTGCTGCTATCTCGCCTTTCATGCGTTCTGCTTTAGCTTCCGCTTCTCTTCTGATACGGTCGGCTTCGATTTGTGCACGAAGAAGAACCGAACTAATGGCGGCTTGCTCGTTCTCTTCACGTACCTTTGCTTCACGTGCTTTAGTCTCCGCTTCGATTGCATGGCGTTCTTCGGCTACTCTAACCTCAAACTTTGCCATGTTCCAAGATTTACGGAGTGCATCGGCAAATGTCGGGTACTTTACATGAGCGTTTTTATAAAGGTTGTGCGCTCTCTTCATTATCTTGCTTAAATCGTAACGTGCCATATATTTATATCGTTTTGCATTATTATTGCGATGCAAATATATCGTATTAAAATATAATACCAAAATAAATAGCACAAAAATATCATGTATAAGAATATGTTTAACCTTTGTTTATACTTTTGTTCGATATAATGTAGTATGTTTGTACTATAATCTAAAACGATATAATATGGAACTAAGAATTAAAGATGTATTAAAGGAAAAAAAAGTGACCGTTGTATCACTTGCAGGAATGATAGGGATAACCCAGCCAAATATGAGTAATATTGTTAATGGTAAATCTACACCTTCTCTCGAAACACTGGAAAGGATTGCCAATGCTTTAGAGGTTGACATTACAGAACTGTTTGTACCTTCTTCTTCCGGTGGTATTATTGGAGTAATCCGCATAAGAGATATCAATTACAATATAAATAGTGTGCCGGACTTGTCCCGGTTGCTGGATAGAATAGAAAGCGGAGAAATTGTTTTATAATATCAAAGTAGAATAGTCATGAATGAAGATTTAAAACTGTTGTTAGATAAAGCCGATACACTCAAAGGAGAGTTATCCGCTTTACGTCCATTACCGGAAGATGCGCTGCAAAAGATACAGGATGCCCTGGATATAGAATATACTTACGAAAGTAACCGGATCGAAGGCAATACCCTTACATTACAGGAAACTGCCCTAGTAGTAAATGAAGGAGTTACCATATCCGGCAAATCTATGCGTGAACATCTGGAGGCTATCAATCATAGCGAGGCTATTGATTATATCAAAGATATAGCGAAGAAGGATATAGAGATAAGCGAACGTACTATCAAAGAAATACACGCTCTTATCTTGCATGGAATAGACCGTGAAAATGCCGGGAAATATCGTACCGTTCCCGTTATGATTTCCGGTAGTACCCACATGCCGCCACAACCTTATTTAATACAGAAGCAAATGGAGGATTTTGTGATAAAGTACCAGCAGATGGAGGAAGAAAAAGTACATCCGGTACTTATAGCCGCATATCTTCACGACGAACTTGTACGTATTCATCCGTTTATTGATGGAAACGGGCGAACGTCACGTTTATTGATGAATCTTTATCTTTGTAGCAATGAGGATAAAATAAGTTATTATAAAGCACTGGAAGAATCTCATACAGAGAATAAGCCGGAAGCCTTTCAAAAACTTGTTGTTGAGGCCGAAATAGCCTCTTTACAAAGATATTTGTCTATAATGCAATAGGGTATGAATACAAATGAAATAGATAAATTGAGCTTTGCAAAAGCTCATGCCTTGTTTGAAACTGGAGATATAGATCGTATTGAGGTGGGAACCGTAAAAGGATTGTGTGACATACACCGTTATTTGTTCGATGGGTTGTACAGGTTTGCTGGACAGGTGCGTACGTTGAATATAGTAAAGGGAAACTTTCGTTTTGCTAATTGTATGTATCTTGATGTGATGCTCCCAGTAATAGAAAAGATGCCGGAAACGAAATTTGAGGAAATCATTGCTAAATATGTGGAAATGAATATTGCCCACCCGTTTATGGAAGGCAACGGTCGTACTATGCGCATTTGGCTCGATATGATACTTAAAAAACGTCTTGGCATGGTGATTGATTGGCAGAATGTGGATAAGGTTCTCTATTTGCAAGCTATGGAAAGAAGCCCGATTAACGACCTGGAACTGCGAACTTTGTTACATCAAGGATTAACCAACCAGGTAGATGATCGAGAAGTTATATTTAAAGGTATTACGCAATCTTATTATTATGAGGGTTACGAACCAGAATAATGAAGAGGTTAGTAATCCATTTTGTTCTTTATTGTGGAAAGGACGTCAATGTAAAAGCAAATCAAATATGAATAAGAATATCAATCTTAAGTATTCAGTCAAAGGATTTTCAGATGCAAAAGCAACTGAATATTTGGAAGAACTAAGAAATAGGATTGTAGTCAATGATTATACAAGACCCCTCATATTTATCAAATATGGTAAACTGAATGTATTAAATGGACTCAAATCTATAATATCAGAAATATGTGATTGTCTGATAATTGGTAATGCACAAGCTGCTATAACTCTAACAAATCACCTATTTGAGAATAGTTTGAAACAAACATTGATAACATGGGATTCACAGGGTAGACGATTTAATGATTCTGAGAGGATAGATGAAACATTCAAACAAGAAGTTGAGGACTATGATAATAGGGATATTGAACCTAATATTAAGAAGTGTAAAAGTAAAGGTTTGATAACCAAAGATGAAGCTGAAAGATTGATAAAGCTAAAAAATATATACCGAAATACCTTTTCTCATGCTTCTTATTCAAAACTATTTAAAGAATCTTCTACTGTTATATACTCTGGTAGCTTGAATGAACCAACAAAAATAAAAGAAGAAATTGTAGATGTCTCCAAAGTTCCATTTTTATATTTATTGGCTCAAGAGCAATTTGCAAAGAAAAATGCTTTGATTTATTTTCTGGAAGTATATGAGTTCATAGATAAAATGGATAAAAAATTATTGGATTTATATCCAGAAGTGAAAGAACTTGTTTTGCAACGGGAAAATCAGCTTTGATTCCCGACAAAATAGTTGTAAATATGTATTAAACATACCCCGTTCCTTGATTGGTTCGGGGCTTTTGTTTATACTTAACCATTAAAACTATAATTTATATTCTTCATTCAAACGCTTTATAGCCTTTTTTATTGTTGAGGCTGATAACTTATACTTGTTTGAAAGAAAGTCCCGAATTTCGGCTTCTTTTCGTCCTTCTGCAAGCATATCTCTATACTCATAGAACATATCAAGATACATTATATCATCTGCGCTCACTCCGTTTCTGTTCATTGTAGCGAGTAGAAAGCGGCTTGATGCTAAAACCTCATATACTTTCATCTGCTTTGGGAATATAAGGTAAGAAATCAAAGCCTTTAAACTCTTTACTGTTGATGGTATGAGTTACCTTTTGTTTATCAGAAAGACCTATAATTCGGGAAACTATATTGGGATTAAACGCACCAACAATAGCACCTTCTAATTGTTGTGTCCTGATGACATTCTCTATGCGTGTAATGACTACGGAAAAATCTTCATGACTACCTTTTTTAAAATCGTTCCAAAAGGACTTACTAACATCTAAATAAGCCATTAACCCGGTCAGAGAGTAAGGACGTTGTGTAGGGCTTTCTTCTTTTTCCTTTATTTCTCCTTTCGTTTTATTCTTGATTGCTTTCCATGGAGTCCTGTCACAATAGGCAAAATACTCACAGGCTGCTTCCCACAACTGTTCAGGAGAAGCAAAACGCTTGCTTCTCCCATGCTTGTTTCTCAACTTCCAAAATTGGTTTCCTTTAGGTGCAGACATAACTAATGTTCTTTTAATTGTTTGATTAAATCCGCTTCTTCCTGATTCTTGACTACAACGGTCAATCCGGTAGAAACTTCTCCGGAATGCTCGGTGTTCTGTTTGTTCTTCCATCTGTCAGGAGCAAGGTTTGTGAGAAGGAATATTCCGGCTCCCACATTAGGTTCAACACGGACATTTTTTCTTACTTCCTTTTTCAACTTCTTTTTCTTGCCTTCCATGTAGTATTCAGAAGAAACCTGTTCGTATTCATACCCGATGGCAGACCTTGCGAGGGAGGAAACGACATTGCGTTCCAACCCGTTTTTGAAATCTTCTTTCGCCTTTTTTATAGCATTCCCGAAAGTTTCATTTTCCATCCATCGGTAATAGGTACTCTTTCCGATTCCCATTACATTACAGAAGTCAATAAGCTTTGCACCGCCATAATCTATAAGTCCGTTTTCACATACCCAGTCAACGCACTTTTGAATTGTTTCTTCATTAAATTTTGCCATATCTTCAGTAGTCTTTTATATTTAATCATTAAATTACAAATCTCCCAGATGATCCAGAGCTTCGTCCGGTATTTCCATATTTATAGCCTCCTCCATAGAGATAGAATGTCCCAAATACTCTTCTAAAAGCATTTTTCTAGTTTGATTGGCCTGTTCGGTAATACTCCGAATCTTTTCTTCTACATTTTCTTCCATGTCATTACAATTTTAAAAGTTTACACTCGCATATATCGTTCTCTTTGGTCTTTATCTCTATGATAGCCAGATAACAACCATATTGAGCCAAATAAACCGGTATATCCATCTCTAAGTCCCGTAACTCGATACTGTTAAGACGGATATACTCGGTCACTATCTTTGCATTATTGATTAGTCCTTTGTACGTCTGATAGTTATTTGCAATTAAGGTAGTCCATTCTAGTCCCTTGAATATTCCCTTTGTGCCATCAAGAAGTAATATTCGGGGATTGGCTTTATTATACTGTAGTTCTCCGTTATCGTTGTAGGAATACAAAGGAATATAAGCAACGCCTCCTTTTGTACTGCAGGCGGAGAAAGGCAAAGTAATGGCATCACGTTCGTACTCAATCGTGGCATCATCAACCTGGATATTTCCGTCATAGTTTCCCATGACATTATCATCTTCTTTATACCGGAACCAGTTGTTTTGAGCAATGTTATCAAGGGTGTACTGTAAGTTTCTTGGCGTTACGCTATTATAAGCCATTATCACACGATTCGTCCAGTCTACAGCTTTAGATTTGTTTGCAGACAGATTATCGAAGGGAATAAACTTGATCCCGTTTTCGCCGTCCGGTAAGGCAAACAAACCGACCATTGAGGCAACGGCTTTAATGAAGTCTATTTGCTTGATGTCCGGAAGATTGGGAACTAGAGGAAATTTCTCACCAAAAGATATTTCACCCTTAGTCTTTAGATACAGATTTATATTACTATCAGATTCAATAAAACAAGAATTTTGATCTATGGATGGTCTTGGAGTAAGACTTAAATCAAATTTATACCCATCTTTTATATCTACTTCATAACTAAATTGAAAATAAAGAGATTTATATCCGTCTTTTTGTTCTATTTGAGGATATATAGTTTTACTTATTACAGGAGATGTATTTGCGCTATCTTCATATACGTTAAGTATTATAGGATAATCGGATGAAGATGTACTATATGTATATTTTATTCCAATATATATTTCTCCACTTATTAGTGAAGCTTCATAATTTGATTTCAAGAAAGTGTTTTCTGAAAGAATCTCTCCATAATTCTGTTGTGTAGCATCTGGGATTGAAAAAACAACATCGCAAGAATTAAATCCGTCATATCTAAGACCTGAAGCCTTTATAATAAATGGGAACTTATCAAAAAGGGGTTGTGAATCATTCCTTGTCAAAAGAGGAATAATCATTTTGTTTATAACAGTAAGCTTGTCAGACGGGAAATTAAATGTCACTCCGCTTTCTTCTTGAATCCTATAAAGTATCCACCATACAGGTACTACTGGATGACGCCAAACGTTTGGATCATTAGAGTTAAACCCGTAGTCAATACGTGGAAATCTTTCCGAATTTTCTCCCCAATTTTCCCAAACAACCCAATCTGTACCCTCAACTGTTCCATATTCCAAATCCGTTAGCTTCTTGCCATCGTTTACTACACTGGCGAAGTTAGTGACATTACCCCAGGTAAGAGCTATTTCTATTGATTCATTAATCTCTAGCAATACTACAATTGCATCTTTGATTATCTCAATGCCATTCCGTAATAACGTACCTTTATGCTTTAGGTACGGATAACGGCTTATTGAACTGGGAAGATGTGCGCACTCAATCAAAGCCAGATTATTTGCTGTTTTAGGCAACCTGATTGTATAACTGCTATTACTTACAATTTTACTAATATCGGTTAGCAGGTTACTTTTATAGCTCAAAGTAATATCCGTCTTATTAAGATCGGCTTTTGTGTTATTGATATATAATTCATCTCTTGTCATAGCATATTTTTTATTTATACCGGGTAGACCATCCGAAGCAGACCTACCCGGTATCGGTTATACAATCTTTGCCAGTGCGGAAATGAGTTTTTCCAGTTCTTCCCCTTCAATGGAAAAGCCGGGTTCCTCTCCGCTATCTTCCCTTATTTGTCTGGCCTCGTCGCTTTCATCAATGGTGATAACTGCGAGGTTGGCCGGTGTTTCGTCCGGGTTTATTCCTCTGTATACCGTGATTTTGTCCACGAAAGATTCGGTTTTAAGGTCTATTCCAGATTTTGGCAGTTCTTCACTACCTAATTTTAGCAACTGAATCCCTAGTTTACGGGCTTCTTCCGCATTTAGGTGTACGGTGTTCTCTTCTGTTATGGATTCCCCGTTTACTGTTTTAGTGATAAGGACCTCGTTGTTATCACCTCTTCTCACATAAAGATGTTTTTCACTATCTTTTCTTACTCCGAAAAATGTTTCTTGTTTCATGACTTAAAAAATTAAATTGGTTAATAAAATATTTGTTCTCTAATTCTTTTGCAACGATTAGACAAACACCTATCCGGTAATACTTTTCCTCGCTTGATGGGCGTTTACTTGAATGGTTCTTTTTAAAATTAGCCTACGAAGGTTTTATAAACCCATTATCTAAATAATATCTCGCTTGCTCATATTTGGGGAATGTCAAAGCCCAATAACCAAAGGCATTGTTACCGGGATAGCTAACACAGTTAAACCGTTTATTTATCTTGCGTTTAAACACTTCATAAATGATTGCTCCTCCTGGGAATATACGTTTGTATAAGTAAACTTCAGTTTGGGGATTATATCCGATTTGGATAAATCGCTCTTTGTTCTTAATGAACTCTTTTCCTAATTCTTTAATTGCTTCCATAACTTTTAAATGTTGCTCTCGCTCATTTTTAGGTGAACGAAAATAATAATCTATTCTTTTTTATACTCTTGCTTATCTAGCAGGTAAAAATGGTATGGTTCGTCTTATTTGGGCTGAATATATTTTTTTGCTCGTTTATCTCTTCCATACCAAACTCTACTCTCGGATTCCGTCGGTCTATCCGTTTCTCCGCATGAATCTCAAAACATAGGCTGTCGTTTGTAATAGCCTCAACCATTTGCAAGCAATCAAGGATCGTTTTTAGAGCATTATCCAGGTCGAAGCGAATATTCCCATGCCAAACACGAATAAATAGCTTGAAACGACCGGAAATGCGTTTCCCTCGATACTTCTTGCATTGTAGGCAGAAGGATTTCTCATACTCCCTGATCCGGTCGTTTTTGATGATCCGTTTCTGGCCGTCTTTGCCCGGTACGGCTTGATAGTTGTTTGCTTTCGCTATCACTTGCCCGTAGATTGTTTCTATTTCCATAGCTAGAAGGGATCAGGTTCAACATTTGCCGAAATAGGTATATCCTGTAAGTCGTAAAAGTGAGTGGTCGGAGCATCGAACTTGCAAATGAACTTCATTATCCCGATGTTTCGGCCTTTGGCAACATCTATCATTGCCGTACTTTTGGTGTCTACATGGGAAAACTCTCCTGGGTATGATTTGCCTTTCACTTCCGGACGATAAATCAACATAACCATATCTGCGGCTTCTGCTATTTGTCCGCTATCTCTCAACCGGGCTATAGAGGGAACCGGGTTATCTTTGTCTCTGTTGAGTTGCGATAATGCGATAATCCAGATATCAAGCTCTTTTGCTAGATTTTTCAAGCGTCGTGCCACGTCGCCCATCTGTTGCTCCTTATTGGCTCCCTTCATGTTTACATTGAGAATCTGCAAATAGTCAACAGCCGCACCGTCTATATCATACTTCCGTTTCATGTACCGGATAGAGTTTATTATACTGTCTATATTGCTGGTACTGTTATCGTCGAAATATATCGGAAGATGAAGCAATCTAGCCAACCCTTTATCAAAGCTTTCTAACTGGGAGCTTGTTAATTGAGAGTACATGATTTGATTTGCCGGTACTCCGCTTTCAATAGAAGCCAAACGGGACGCAATTTGCTCTTTTCTCATTTCCATTGAATAGATTATGCTCTTTGTACCTGAAAGTGCCGCAAACCGCAAAATAGACATTAACAGGGATGTTTTACCCATGCTTTGCTCTGCCGCAATGATTATCAAATCGGATTTTTGCAATCCTCCTGATCTTCTATCAAACTGATCGAATCCGGTAGGCGTTCCGGTTAATGATGTCTGACCGGAAAGATTGCGGTTCACTTGTTGGTGTACTCCTGTCAAACCATCCTTTAGCGTGTATATGTTGTCCGAAGATTGCCGGAACATACCAGATAGGGATTCGACGGCTTTTGTTTGCACCTGTTCAATATCTTCCTCTTCCGAGGCGGAATGTTTCAGAAGAAACAAACCTATCTCCCTGAATTTGCGATGTACACTCAAATCAAACAAGCGGTTTACGTATTGATTGAAATCAAGCGTCATGCCATCCAGGTGTTTTAATAATTCGGCCACATTGAAAGATATTCCCATTTTATCAAGACACCCTTTTATTGCGATTGGTTCGGGATGATCTCCACGGGATATAATTGTAAGAATAGCCCGGAATATGTTGCGGTTAAATTCGTCATAGAAACAATCTTCCGTCAGATTCTCCGGTATCTCCCCATTGGATAATACAGGACTGGTTAATGTGCCTAACACTGCCTTCTCACATTCCAAATCATGCAGCGGGCATATATTGTCTATCAAGATTTTCTCTGTCTTTGCCATAGTTGTAACAGTTTAAAATTATCGTTCTCCGAATTTCTTCTTCAATTCGTCTAATGTGCTACGATATACATTAGTCCGTTTCTTGGGAAAGTCTTTCCAGTTGTTCAAGCTTTCAAGGACATCGCAAATTTCTTTCTTGGTGTATTTGGCAAGAAGCTTTTGATATTCCGGTTCTGTCATTTGCGTTTTTACCTTCAGTACGAAAGGACAATGTTTATCTAGCCATTGATTGAATTTTATAAATTCTTCGGATGGAGATGATAAAGAAAGCTCGTCTTTCTTTGATACGATAGTACTTTCTTTATTAATATCCTTATTCTTATCCTTATTTACATTCTTATCCTTATTAGCTTGTACTTCGGTTGTACTCTGGTTAACTTCCGGTTGTACTTCGGTTGTACTTTTTGAAAAGCGGTTGTTTTTATTCCCTTTGGGAGCACCACCTTTACAACCATTTTTCCAACGTTGTGTATTAGCGTCAAGAAAAGGACGTATTAACGAAAATAAGGCTTTGGGAAATCCGGTTAATTCGGGCTCTTTCATGTCGAGGCTGTAATCTGTTATCGCTTCATACATAATCAACTTATCAGCGTCCGATAAATCGCTCATGCTCTCTTTGAAACTGCGATAGAAAATAAACGTATCTCTTTGTCTTTTACTTTCCATAGGCATCCTCCCAATCAATAGACATTTGCCGTTTATCCGGCTCTAACCAATATAGTTTTCTTCTATCGTCCAGACGAACGTCTTTAATATCCCAGCCTTCATCATTGCGGAGGGTGGAGATTACACGTCTGGCATCATTCGAATTTGTTTCAGCGTTGATTTCTTTTGCTGTTACCTTCCGGCCAGATAAGAAAATAGATCGTACCTGTTGGATGATTCGTGAGGAATGATTATCTTTGCTCCTGTCATTAAGGGGATTGGCAGTTGTGGAGGCTGCTTTTTTCTTTTCTTTCATAGTCATGCCCTCCGATATTTGAATACGACCTGTTTTTTTACAGCCTCATCAATAGCGTCTGCTTCATAAAGGATTCTACTACCTACACGCTTGGAGATAAGAAGTCCGTCTTTTGTTATCCTTGCCAATGTTGGTAAGGTGACATGAAGGATTTCAGCGGCTTCTTTTCGAGTGTAGAATTTTGGTTCTTTCTTTGATGCGGCTAATACTCTCTCTGATACTCTGTCTACTATTTCGTCAATAATAGGGGAGATGAAGCCCATAACGATCTGTTGCGTCTGGGTAATGTTAATGTCTAACTTTCCCATGTCTTTAGGATTTAGATACCTTTTTCAAGGCGTTATTAATATCACTATCAGTGTAATATACACGTGAACCAACTTTTCGGGCGTTAATAATCCCCAACTTAGTCCAGTTATCTAAAGTAACAAGGGAGATTTGTAGCTTTTCTGCTGCTACTTTACGTTTGTAAAGTCCGTCTTTGGGACTTACGTCTACTTTGAGAGTAGAATCTATTATATCAGCCAACTTCTTGTCAAGTAAGCGGCTCAACATACTTTCAAGGTCACTCATTGTTGCGCCTTGAATAAGTATTGAATTAGGGGTAGAAATAAATTGCTCCATAACCTTTCGTTTTTGATTACGGAGCAAAGTTTGTTTGCGTTTTATTGCTTAGGATATCCTAACCATATCCTAAATTAGAGTAGAATCTTAAACTTTTCCTCTTTTTATTTTATCTGCCAAAGAAATCAGCCCCACACTTTCAAAATATGAAGCAACAAAATCACAATCATTATTAAAGCTGTTTTTTTCTTTTTCAGAATCAGGATCTTTCCTTTCAATCAACTTATATGCAGTTGTATTTTGCGGAAGTGATTCAGATTGTTTACCTGTTAAAAATTGGATAAATCCAGCTATGGCTGTTTTATCAACATTTCCTGTGTTAATTCCTAACTTGGATAATAATTCAACAATTGCCATTGTTTGTCTTTTAGTCGTAAATTGCCTACTTCTAGTTGGGCTATTTCCTATTTCGGATTTTATAATATCAGTCAGGTCAACTTCTGAACGTTCCCTTTGTATACCTACAGATTCAATATTAAGACCGAAATCATAAAGGGTATTAAAAAGGATATTTTCAAACGGAATAAGTTCTTCCTTGTAAAAATGGGATAAACGTTTATTCTCATAATCTTCGTTTTTTAGTTCAATAGAGATATCATTTTCTGATTTTATATAATAAATTCCTGAATCAATACCTAATACAATTTTGTCGTTAAAACTATCGTCTATAAGTTCTTCAATGACTGTTTTATGAGCATTGTTGTTGTTTATCAGAAGCTTAGCATATATATATCTATCCTCTCTACAATGTAAATTCAATAATTTATTGGTTATATTATCTAATGATTTATGCATTAAATCATAATCAATAATGCGGCTTGAATAAATATCATATGATTTAGTTTGATAATCCTTTAATGGACTGATATCTGAATCTATTTTTATCTGTATTAGTTTGTTTCTGAAATCGTAATAAAAGGCTCGTATATTTTCCATTTTTACATAACTTTTAATAAACAATCATTTTTTTGTTGCTTCATGAGGGTGTTAAAATGTCACATTCTCATTTAGCTATTCGTAATTTCGTGAAATAATCTTCTTTTGCTGCTAGCATACTCTTTTCTGATTCATCCAGTTTAAGATATGTTTTTAGTTGCTGCTCGCTGCTGTGTCCGGTGATAGCCATTATAGAACTTAATGAAGCCCCGGCTTTATACATATTGGTTGCTAAACTTCTCCGGCAGGTATGAGTTTTAAGAAGGTCGCAGAAACGTTTTTTAGCGGTATACTCCATCGCTCCCCGTTGTTCGTCAAACTCTACTATTTCCGTCCATCCTAAAGCTTCGCCAATCTCTTTAATATGGTCGTTTATCTTTTGGTCGTAGACTTTGGGAAGTGTACCGTTATATTTGTCAAGGATAGTTGCAACACGATAATCAAGAGGAATATAAACGATATTTCCGGTCTTTTCCTGTTTAAGTTTGATGTACTTATTGCCATCGGTAAGGGTAACAATCATCTTTGCATTGATGCGCTTATAATCACTTACACGTTGCCCGGTCAGGCAACCGACAACAAACACATCTTTTATCTTTTCCCATGCCGGACGGTTGGACAAATCGTACTCATAAAGTTCCTGTATTCGTTCTTCAGTCAAATAGACATTATCAACATCTTTATAGATTACATCAAAACCAAACCGGACGTTTGCCGCATCCATAAGTTTAAGCTGCTCGGCTGCATAACATATCGTTTTGCATATCTTCACCATCCGAGCGATAGTATTAGGGGAATATTCCTTATCTGTGAGGAATGATCGGAAGTCATTATAAAACTCTATTGTCAGGTCCTCAAAATCAATAACCTTTAGCCTTGTTTCCTGATACGCTTTAAACTGGGATTGAAAGCCTTTGTAGCTCTTGATTGTTCCAAGAGATATATTTGTGGTTCCTCCTTTCTTTTTCCGTTTTCCGGTTTCACATTCGTGAATGAATTGTGCTATGAAGTCGTTGAAGTTGGTAGCCTGTTCTTCTTCTAGGGCTTTAGCTTCGGCTTCTGCTCGTTCTTTCTCGGCTGCTATCTGTTCAGCATATACTATTTCATGTATACGCTCTTTAGCCATGTCGGAAGTTATGGCTACACCATTTTTTATTAGTGCGTCAATCGTTGATGAAATAGCGTCTAGTTTAAGGTAAAGTTCTTTTCCTTTGCCTGTCCTGAAAGCTGTTAGAGCTTTGGCTCCTGTTAAAGATTTGTTCCACTCTTTTATATCAACCTCTAATCCGGTAGATACTCGAATGTTAATCTTTGGAACCCTGTTTTGTATGCGAGCGTATAAGGTTGCATATCCTTCGCTTTTGTCAGTTCTCAAAATGAATGTTGCACCCAT